ATCTAAAACTCTAGCTCCTTGAACGTCATTATAATCTTGTTGCTTTCTTATTCCTTCCGCACGAACAGGGTTTAACCCAGCAAGTCTTTGGAGGGCATTTATATCACCAGTTGAAGCCGTTTCTGACAAAATGTTTTCAGCTTGAGCTTGTGCAAATTTTGTTTTATTAATATGTATTTCTTGTTCGGCAGCAAGAAGCTGTAATTGATTAGCTTTTGCTTGCTGACCAAACTGATAGCCTTTAAGAATATTACCTACATAATCTGGGGTTTGTTGTTGAATTAATTCTGGCATTAATTATAGCTTGAATATAAATTAGTATTTGGTGCCATTTGATTATTCATAGAATTATTAATTCTTGCGGCATTATACTGTCCACCACCTGTTGAGGTAAAGCCAGAAGGTGATTTTGGTTGTGAACCCATGCCTTGCATCCCCATTCCAAACATAGTACCGCCAATTTGGCTCATTCCGCCACCAATAATATTTCCCATTTGAGCATCTCTATTAGCCATAGCCATTCCTTGACCCAAAATACCTTGTTGGGAAGCATTTGCCATATTAGTGCTAGCCATCATTTCAGCATTACCCATCACTGTTGCAGATTGCTGCCCCATATTACTTAGGTTTTGTAAATATCCAACTTGATTGCCAAATTCTTGCGAAGCTGTACCTTGAGCATATTCTTCAAGAGCTTTCATAGCTGCGCCTGATTTTAAGCCGCCTTTTGAAGCTAGTAGATTTTGAATTGAATTTTGGCCTTGATTTAAACGAAATTGATAGCCAGGGGTTTGTTCTAGGCGATTCTGCGTTGTTGTGGGATCGCCTGTAAGATATTGTTGAAGCAAGTTTAATCCACTTCTTCCAGCTTGCTCATAAGGTTGTTGATATTTTAAAACTTTATCTTTACCCCTACGCATCTGTAAAAGGTAAGCATCCATTGCGTTTGCTTGTGCCTTAGACGCTTTTTTAGATGATTTATTCCCAAAATAACCTTGGGTAGCCATGCCACCACCAATTAACGCTGCTCCACCTATTGCTACTGCTGCGAAAGTCATTTTAAGCCTCCAATAATTTTGATTTATCAATCCAAGATAAATCGCTTTCATGCACCAATTCTTTTTCTAAATCTTCAACTACGGCATGTTCGCTTTGATGGATAGTAGCCCAGATTGTTTCCTCGTGGACATAAATCAAACGCTTTGTTCCTGCTTTTGAAATCCATGTTGCAGGGGCTTTTATGCGAGTTACTCCATCTAAAGTCATAATTGTTACATCGCCTTTAGATAAAATACTAGTATGGTCAAAATTATGAACTTTACCAGTTAGAATTATGTCTTTAGGTAGGGTTATTTGACGAGTGTATGTTTTGTTGCAGATAAAATGTTCTAGGGGCAATTCTTTTGCTGCCTGCTCTGTGCCTTCAAAATAGTTTTTGAGGTAATATTCTGCTAGTTCTATTTTCTGTATATTAGATAAAACTGAGACATCTTGATTGTATTTGTCCGCCATTACTGGCAAGTTAAAGCAAGCACTATCCTCAGTTTTTTTTGCTAAATCTTCATCTAATATTGTTAATGGCTCGACCATGTCTATTTGAGTGTTTTTCGCTAGCAATCATCATTTACTCAAATATTGCTTAATTATTAATACTAATTTTTTTAAACAGCAAGAATTATTTTTTCTTGCCGCCTTTTTTAGTTCCGCATTTTTTCATATTTTTTTAGCCTCCTTAAATGATTTGTTAAAAAAATCTCTAGTCATAGTTCTATATTTAAAAATAGAAATATTTTCAGTTCTTCCAGTTTTAAAATATCTAGTTACAAAGCCATCTTTATC